TTTTTGGCACTTGAACACTAGGAATAACAGCGGGTGTTCCCTTGCCTCCTAGTTCTTTTGACAATAAAGCTGCTTGCTTAAAATCTTGCTTAAAGTTTGCAAGTGTTTGATTTGCTTGCTGTGAGTCTGGGCTTTTAGGTAAATCAAGCGTTTTTGGCACTTGAACACTAGGAATAACAGCGGGTGTTCCCTTGCCTCCTAGTTCTTTTGACAATAAAGCTGCTTGCTTAAAATCTTGCTTAAAGTTTGCAAGTGTTTGATTTGCTTGCTGTGAGTCCGCTGTAATATTTAATTTAACTTCTGTTCCAACTAACATTTCATCTCTCCATTACCTTTTATTTAAGCAAACTTGCCATACTTCCTATTTGTGCATTTGCCGTCTTTTTTGCATTAAAGTTCCCGAAATTGTCATACACCCCACCACGAGAAACACTCAAATTGATTTCTGCATTTTGTCCATACGTCCAACTATGCGTTACTCCGTCAACATAGAATTGCAAGCCCATAAACTGCACAATATCCCCGCACATAATCGGCGCACTCTCTCCACGATTGTAAAAAGACATCGTGATATTACCACCGACCATATCGGGTAAATGCTCATACATTTCTTTCAATTCGCTTGCGATTTTCTGCATTGCGCTTTCTGTACTGCTATCATCTTTTCCGCTAGGCTTTGTGTACCCGATAAAATGCACTAAAAGCGGTCTATAGCCGTAAATCTTAAACTTTTCCCCTAGCTTAAACTTCTCGTCCACTTCACCCGTTTTTGACTCCGTAACGGCAATTTTCAAAAGTTTATCTTCTCCAACAGGATAGCCCTCAAGGTATGGAGCAAATACCGTATAGACTTCTCTGTCAGACTGTTCTAAAGCAAAACTCTTTACAAGATTGTTTGTGTTTTTTCCATTGTCTACATCAAGATTAAAAAGGCTTTTTTGCTGTTGCTTTTTCCAATCGCTAGGACTAAAAGGCACTTTGCGGATTTTGATTTTCATTTTGCCGTCTTTGTCGGTATAAGCAAACTTTTCGTAGTAAGGCTCTGGAATTAATCCGTCGATTATGTCAAAGAAATTCTGTGTTGTTTGCCCGTGAAACATATTTGCAAGCGGATAATGAATTGTAGAGCTATCAACATCGAAAAAATCATCTGTAGAGCCTAGAATACTTTTAATCATAAGCCCTACATCTGTAGTTATAAGCCCCTTTCCTTTTTCCGTTGCTTCTTGAAAATAATCCCATACGGCTTTAATAACCGTTTTTACAGGATTATCAAAAGAAGAAGAAAACTGATGGGTCAATTTATTTTGCAAGTCTAAAGATATTGCTTGCTGTTTGGTAAGAGCTAAAGCCGTTGTATCAAGATTTATCGTATAATCACGCACTAGAGCTGTAATCGCATAGCCTTGAATACTCACACGCCTAAAACCGCCGTCAGAATTTGCGCTGCCTGTAATCTTTTTTGTTTTCACAACTCCAATAAAAACAGGCGCATTTACTGTGCTAGGTTCATAGATTTTTACAACATCAAGGATTTGTATGTAATCGAATACACTTATCGTTTTTCCGTTTAGTTCACATTCAGGGTGAAATTGTAAAGTAAAACTCCCCGCAATATCATCTCTCGATACAGTCCATTCAACGCTCAATAAAGAGCTTTGTAATGCATCGGAAAAGCCTTTTTTTATAACCACGGCTTTATTACAACGTAAAAGCTCAATAGTCGGATATAAGTTTTGATTGTAGTGTATTCTCTTTGCGTTCATATAAATATAGGAAAGTTGCGTGTTTCCTATATTTGTGAGAATTCATAGATATAGGAGCATATAAATGAGTCTTTGGAAAGTAAGCGTATATGATGAGAAGCTAGGCGGGTACGTTGTAAAACGTGTAGGGCTTTCGTGTAAGTCTGCTGCTGAAAATTGCGCAGAACTCTTCAAAAGAGATGGCTATATTACCCGCATATCACCTATTCTACCCGACGCGGTAGAAGATGATATTACTTCTGACGAGAATAAGGAAGCAACAGAAAATCCGACCAAAACACCCGCAAAAGAAAAAAACAAACAAAAAGACAAAAACAAGGAGAGCGAACTAATGGCAAGCAAAGAAGAAAAGACTGAAAAAGGCTCTGATTGTAAATGCAAAGACATCAAAAAGGAATTGGAGCAAGTAAACACCTACAACGGCGTTATTCTTGACGTTTTGGAATCTGGCACAAAAGAAGCAAGCAAAATCGCAAAATCTCTTTTGCAGAAAAACATTGACCGCGTTAACGCTATTATCGAAAAATGATTGTTGCTTGCACTATAAACAAAAGAATTGTTGTTACAATCGACGACAAAAATAATAATGTTTTCCGCCTTGAACGCCACAGTAGCAAAGATAATAGCTATCTTGTCTATTGTGGAGAGGAACACGGCTTTTGTGCTGTTGACGAAGAAAACGACATTTTGCCTGTAGCAGTAAAAGCCGATTTTCTCGATAATTTCAATCTTGAAGACGATGTGCTTTATTCGTATCGCTATTGCGCTTTTGAAGATGAAAAACCTGTCTTTGAAGATTGTCAATATTCCAACTGGGTAAAGAAATGTGCAGATAGTGCAATCGGCTACACATTCGGCAATTACATAGTACCTAACGGAAAATGGGGAAATGTTGTTACGCCTGATGATATGCGCTATACATACCTCTGGGGAACTGATTTTAAGGCTACAAACGGTCAAAGTTACACCGATGAGCAAATTCAGTATTTTATCGATTCTGCACTTGCCACAATAGAACGAGAACTTGATATTACAATCAAGAAGCGCAAAATCCGCTGTAATGCAAGTGAAAGAGGGCTTGAAAAGAGCAAAGATTACGACATTGACGAAAGTGTATATTCTTTTCGTTATTCGCGCATTGCACGTTACGGATTTATCAAAACGCGACAAAAGCCTATTATACGCTTGCATAAATTGGAACTGCTAAGCCGCTTTATCGGCGCGCGTGATTTGACGAAAACAACAATCATTGACAAGCAAAAAGGCATTTTGAAGTTTTTGGAACGACCACCCAAACCTAGCGAAACTTCGCGAGGAGTGTCTAGTGCAATCAGTATGTATGGCAGTGAAACATTAGGCGCAAATCTCTTTTATGCGATTGATTACGACGCAGGATTTGAAACAAGCAACGATATTCCCGACGATTTGCGTGAGATTATCGCAAAACAAGCGGCTGTATCATTGCTTAACGTTATCGGCGACGGTCTTATGTCGGGTTTTTCTTCTAGCTCTTTGAGTATGGACGGACTCTCAGAATCATTCAGTTCTACACAGTCGGCTACAAGTGCTTATTTCGGCGCGAGAATTGCACAGTACAAAGACGATATAAAAGACTATATCAACGACAATAAATACAAGTTCAAAAATCGTGCTATAGGTGCGTTATAAATAAAAAGGAGTGTAGTTTTTACCGCACTCCTTTTTTGTTTTATCTCAAGCCTTGCAAAACAGCTTCTAGGGATTTTCCTTTTTTCCTATTCTTATCACGTTCTTTTTTCCTTGCTGCATACTCTGCATACAACGCAGCCGCAGAAGCAATATTTTCCGTACCATAGCGCAATGCGTCCATTAAGTGTGAAAAATCGTGTTCTGGCTCATTTAGCAATTCGCCTGTTATCTTGTCTTTTTTCCAAGCGTAATTACTCAATGCTTCTATCGTGTGGACACATCTAGGGTGTACGATTATTTCATAATCCTGTAATTTCTGAATACCCCCCAAGACACTCCCCGCGCCCTTTTTCGCTCCGTATATGCCTTTTAATCCTAGATTTTTTAATTCGTTTATCGTTCTAGGGTCTTCACTATCCGCGCCGATACTGCTTTCTGAAAATCCCGCTTCAATAAGTGCTGTTGCTATTTTGCGGTTTTCCATTTGCACTTCAAAGAACTCATAAAAAATATATATCTTGTATTCCACAGTATCAGCATACGCGCCCATAAAAGCCGTAGGGTCGTTATATCCGAAGTCCATACCGTGAACCGACACAAAAGCATAACAGCCGTTTTCGTCGCGTTTATCTTTGTTTTGCTCCAAAAGTTCCGAGATATTAAAATCTTGCTCTTTCCAGTTGGAATAAATCAAGCCTTCGGAAATTCCCCATTCACCCAAACCCTCAACTCGATAACGCTTCGGGAATCTCTGTTTCATTTTTTCAAAAAGACGTACATCGTCTTCGGAAAGAAACTCGTTCATTGTGTAATTGGTCGTAAGCGCAAGTGTATCATTATCGGGATTGTCAAAAAAACGTCTTTTAAGCCAATGCTTATCGCTCCACGGGTTGAATGTAAGAATGAATTGATGAAACAACTCTTTCGGTAAGCTTCCACGAATTGACATATCCAATTTGTCAAAATCATCTTCACTCGTTACCTGGAAAGCCTCCTCAATCCAAACCCAACATAAAAAGCCTTCTTCAACAGTAATAGACGTGATACTTTGTGGGTCGTCCATACCACGAAACAAAATCTGTTGACCTGTTGGCTTGTATGTCAAAGTCAATTCGGCTTTTGGAATGTTCCACAAATCTTTTACGCCTAGAGCTTTTATTGCCCATATAAGCTGTGCGCGTGTAGAGTTTTTGTGAGTGTTAAAGAATCGGCGTATTACAAGAGTATTCGGCTTAAAGCGTTGATACTTCATCATAAAATAGATTATCTTTACCGCAGCTGTACAACTCTTTTTGCTACCGCGCCCGCCCTTGCAAACTACATAACGTTTTCGGCTGTAAAGAAAATCATCGTAGTTTTTGCCGACAACTTTTTCAAGGTCAAGGCAGATTTTCATTAAACGAACTCTCTTTATCGATGAAGTTAATCGTTATAGGCTCTGTCTGACTGCCTCGCAATTCAAGGGCTGGATTATATCCACGCTTACCGCCTTTTGTGCCGAGATACCATTTAGCCGTCTGAATATCGCCTTTTTTGATTGCTTCCAAAATCACATTTTCTGCCGTGTCTAAAACCGTTTCACACTCCGCCTGTAAAAACTCTTTTGCTTCTTTATCTTTTTCGAGATTATCATAGACTGTATTTCTTGCAACTCCGAGGCGGTCTGCTATAACTGAAATAATGCCGCCTGAATCTTTTATTGCGTCCATAAGTTTTTTATGCGTAACTTTTGCCATAGCTTACCCCCTGTTAGAAAGTGTTAGTTTTTACTTTCGCAAATTACGAATTCGTTTCCCTCGTCAACAGCTCTAAAGAACCGATAATTCCCGCAGGACTAAGCAAGTTCAAAAGATTTTGATAAACCTTTACACTCTCTTTTCCTGTCGCACCGTAAACAAAAGAATCATCAAAATAGGTCATTGCGTCATAGTCTACGCTTTCGCTGTACTCTTTATTTGGTGCGAGTGGGACACATTCGTCGTTGTATGACATAGCGTCATAATCACCTTCAACGATTTCAGCGTCTTCTTTTCCGCCAAATAAATTAGGACTTTCATCGTCTTCAATCGCTGTATCATCGAAAAACTCTGCTTGATAATACTCTTCGTTCATATCAGCACTACCCGATGAAAAATACCCCATATCGTCGTGATTTGTCGCATTTACTGGGTCTTCATCATAAGGCGCAAGACTTGAGGTCTCGTCGGTGTACTTGCCCTCAAAAACCGCAATCAAACAATAAGTACTTGCAACCGTCTTTTCGTTCAAAAGAACGTAATCAAGGCTTGTTGAAAATCCCGATACACCGATAAACTCAATCGTAACTCTACTTACATTGCTATCTGTCAAAAAAAAGAGACTTCGACAATCCCAAGTGTCGAGAGAAGAAAACTCTAAAACCTTTTCTGTATCCGTCCACTCGCCAAACTCTCCGCTCTTTGAATTCCAATACCGATTGTTGTTATCGCGAATTTTTACGCGGATTTTACCATTCAGGAAGAAATGCAAAAAATACGTTTTATCAACGTCAATATTTACGCTCTGCGACAAGCTACCTTCGCCAGAAAATGAAACACCCGTAGTTTCCTCAAATCTTGCCTCTTGACTGTATGCCGAACCGTCAGAAAGCGTCCAACCGCTCGTTTTTTCAAAATTGCCATTGATTAAAAGATTTTCATCATACGACACAGCATTATTCACAAGCCACACAGTATCAATTCCAAAATACCGCTTGAATGTGTGGACAATTTCCCAAGTTGTACCCCAAACACTCTCACCCGCTCTTTGAAAAATCAATTTATTTCTTTCAAGAAAAGCTTGTTCGCTTTCATTCTGTTGCTTTTTCAAAACAGAAAAGAGATTAAAAAACCTTTCGAGAGCTTCTCCCTCAAGTTCATATGCACTTTTCTTTTCTGTCCAGGATTGAATAGCAGATTTTACGTCAAGAAATGTCTTTTCTATTGTGCCGTCTTCGCTGTCTTTGTCTGCAAGCAAGGCACGAAAAATAACGCCACCCCGATTAAGTGAAGATTGCATATTCCGACAGATAAAATCGCCGATTGTATTTACTATTGCCATTTGATACCTCTTAAACCACTTCGAACCAATCTGCATACAACGTGATTGATTGTGTGATTTTCGTTGAAAAATCAAACTCCGTTGTACATTCTTCATCACTGCACCATTTTTTGAAGCTGCAATTATCTTTTGTCGGAATTGCTGGAAATACTGCAAGTTTATTGTATGCCACAGATTGTGTATCGACGATTGAACCGCCACGAGTGTCAAAAGCAACATCAAAATATGCCGTAGCCCACTTTGCATAAAGCGTAAGAGGCGCATTTATCGCTGTTGTTAAGAAATTGAATTGATTTGTGCAAGCTCTATCAGTACACCAACAATTGAACGTGTAACCGTCTTTTGTGGGAGGTATAGGCACAGTTGCTTTTCCTCCAATTTTCACTTTTTGCCCTTCCACGATTGAACCGCCAAGAGAATCGAATGTAACATCGTTGTAGACTTGAAAATACCGTGCGTAAAGAGTGATATTGTCGCTAATCGGCGTTGTAAAATCAAACTCTTCAGACAAATATCTATCTCTACACCAAGCTGAGAACTCATAGTTTTCTTTTGTTGGAGTAATCGGATAAACTACTTTTTCACCGATATGTACAATTTGTTCATCAATCTCACTGCCACCATTTGACTCGAACTTTACAATGCACATTAAACCCCATTTTGCATACAGTATGATATTGTCGCTAATCGGCGTTGTAAAATCAAACTCCGTTGCTAAAGAGCTATCACTGCACCAACAATTAAACGCATAGCCTTCTCTTTTCGGCTTTTCTGGCACAGTTGCTTTTTCCCCGATTTTGACGTATTGAGCTTGCACAACTGAACCGCCGAGAGAATTAAATCGCACCTCTGCCACATCAAGAGTCCATTTTGCATACAGTATTATAGACGTCGTAATTTCAGTTGTAAAATCGAACTCGCTTTCTAGCGTATCATCAGTAAACCAACCTGCGAAAATGTAGTATTGTTTCTCTGGGTCACTAGGTTTATTAGCCTTCTTGCAATACTCTACAAGCTGGCTATCGACGATTGAGCCACCATTAGAATTAAAGAATACTCTGTATTTTTCTGCGCTTGCGACCTTTGAACTTTTTTGATTTTCAGTCTCTCCTGTTTGCATTGCTTCCGTAGCACTTTTTAGAGTCGAAAATCCGTCTTGCACATCTTTAACGTCGTTATACACAGACGCACTATCAACCCCTATAATTCGTGATTCAGTGTCTTGTTTGGAAAATCGATTTTTCAATTTCTCTATAGAGTTATTGATTGCGTCTACTCCTTGTATTACAAGCTGCCCTGCTGTTAAAACAGTATTGAGAGTATCAACAGCTTTTGTAACAATATCAATCTGACTTGCAAAATCACTAAAAAGCCCTCCTGCTTTCTTTTCTGTGTCTTCTACAGCAAGCATTTCAAGCGTATATTTATATGCAATCTTGTTTGATTTATCTCTCTTGATTTTCAGCTCTTTTATAAACACTCGCCAATAATTACGGCTTGCCGTTCCTGCTGCAATCTGCAAAAGAGACATCTTCGATAAATCATACAAATACACTTTTCTGTTTGTTGTATCTTTTGTATTTGCAAGGCTTTTTAAAAATCCAGCAGCCCACCCCGAAAAAGTTCCTGTGTTTACTTTGCCGTCATTCCACTGCTTTATGAGTTTCTGAAGCTCAAATATTTCTTGAGTGCCTGTGAGATATTGAGGAGCTTTTTTGCCTTTGAAAATCAGTTTTTTATCTTCGTTTACCGTTGTTCCCGAAAGAGTAATCCTATATGTGTCGTTTCCGTAATCGTCGAAAACACTGCCACCAAAAGTCTTTGTCTCGCTTAATCTTTGCGGGAAAGCAAAATCTTCGCTCTCTGGAGGCACTGCAAAAGTAAACGTATCGACAACTTCCCCATTGTCTGTGAACTCTAACATATACGCTTTTCGCCAAGCTAAAAGGCTAATACTACTTTGCCACATTATAAAAAACCTCTTCTCACTTTTCCTTTTAATCGCTTTCGATTACATTCACATTGAGCGTTCCGATTCGTGCAATCTGATTATTAAGCGGCTCTATGTTTTGCAAAGGTGTAATCATAAGCACATCTTTAACGTAAGTAAACGACATAACCTTTTTGATAATCTCCGAAACAATCACAACTTCGCCGATAGAAAGAGAATTGATATATTCAGTAACTGCCGTTTCAATCTCGTCTTTTGCTTCAGCAAAGTCGCAGCCGTAAACAATAGCATTAAGACTTACATTTATCGGAATCGAAGTAGGAGCGAGAATCCTCACATTCACACCAGGAGCGAGGTGTCCTGGATTTAATACAGTGCCGTCTCCTTCTACTGCAAGTCTTACTTTTTCAAGTGTTTCTTCTGTTGCACTTCCTGAACCATCGTCAACGTAAATACTCATATTGTATATATTTTTCAAAGGCGGTTTGTGATTTTGAGTTGTAACGCTTCTAACAGTGTCAACACTTAAAGCTGCGTAGCGAATCGAATATTCATTTGTTCCCGAAAATCCGTTTACTTTTGCGCGAAATCGTGCTTGAAACTCGCTATCTGTTTCTGCATCTGCGCCACCTGTAAAAGCTACCTTATTTTCAACACCGATTATATCTGCGCTTACAGTGCTTTCAATCGTTGTAATTTCTCCCGCTTTTACATTCCCGACTTTCCCTAATGTGTCGCAAATTGCCGATATGGGAGAACTTTGTATTTCCCCTGCTGCAATCTCTCCTACAGCCGTTGTAATATAGGTATATCCTCCGCCCGACACCCTCACGCCTTTTGCAATTACAGTCTTTGCGTTCAGTGCTTTTTCTCTCTTAAAAATAACCGTACCACTTGCTGCCGTTCCAGCTTTCTTTTCCATTCCAAAAAGTGAATATGGCAATAACTGTAAAAGCTCTATAAAGTTCTGGCGAATAGCCGTATATAACCGCTCTGCAATGCGTGATACAGTATCAAGAATGGCATAAATCAAACTTCCTTCATTGAAGTCCGTTACTTTGTCTTGTTTGGCAATCATATTTGCCATTGCGTTTTTAAAAATCTCTGAATATCGCTTTATCTGTGCAAGCATATTCACCCCCACAAATATAGGAAAATGCGATATAGACAGCTTTTGTGTATTATCTCAATTCTAATAAAAAAAAGAGAGTAGCTTTTACTACCCTCTTTTTTATTTGCGCTACTTTACGGAATAAATCTCGGCGACGCTCCAGTCTGAACCGTGCTTAAAGCCGATACTTTCAAGGCTACAATCGGCAGTAATGTAGTTTTTACCGCTTGATGTTTCTGTGTATCCTGTAGCAATAGCCCAAGTCGTAGAACTTACAACACATTTGTTTTTCTTGTCGTAAAGCTCAAGATATGGTATCTTACCAACTTTTTCACCGTCAACAATCTCATCTACAGGAGGAGCAAAGTTTTTTGCACTCCAATCTGTCGAATCGATTTCAACACCTTTTTTTGGTACGAAGCTTTTGAAGGAAGTCGAAACACTAACCCCTGTCGGGTCAATACTCACGGGCAAAAGATGCCCTAAAGTTTCCGCTTTCTGTGTCTGCACCTGCACACGAATAGTGTATTCAGATACCCAACCGATAACTTTTACATCTGTCGGACTTGTACCAGCTCTAACAAAACAGTCTTTTCCTTGAATAAGGCGGTCGCCTTGAAGATTGTAATCACTCATTTCTTTTTACCTCCTTATTTCAATTCAACAGGTGCTGAATACACCTTGTTTGTCGCAGTGATAAACACAAAGTTGTTAGGCGCACGAATGTATCTGTCAAAAGTCAAATAACACTTGTCGCCATCAAAGCGGACTTTCGCATTTTGGTACAAAGAACCGTCATCGCCTTTTGTAATCATATCTGCTGTATACCATTCTTTCGCTTTTTTCTCCAGTGTTGCAAGAATAGTGCTTTCCGATGGCTCTGCATTTGTTCCAATTCTAGGATTGCAAGCTTTCCTTAAATCCCTGTCCATAAACAAAACACTTCGCCACATTGACCTTTCATTTTTGATAAGCGAATCGCCTTGATAAGTCGTAACAGAACGAATACAAACAAGTTCGCCGTCGTCATTTTCTCCAAATGCAACAACACCGCCAGCAATTAACTTACTCAACTCTCCCTCTTTGTACTTTCTTTCAAAAGAGTTGACTTTAAGAGCCTTGTTTGTCAAAGGATTAGAGCAGCTCATTGCGCTTTCCATACCTGCACACATACAAGCAACATAAGAAGGAGACACATCTTCTGTTTTACCTGTAATCAAGTTGCTTACATTTGCGCCTGTTGTAACAAGAGAAGCAAAACAAGAGTTTATCCCCTTTGCTCTTTTAACAGCGTCTTCAACACTAGTGCCTTTGGCAGTACCAAACCAACAAGTGCGCTCTTTCTTTTTGGAAACGCTACTCATCGTTACACAATGGCTTTCAAGATAGGACTGCACGCTTTCGTTTGTCGTAGGAATTGCAATAATCTGAATATCGCAGTCTTCCAATTCGTCAATAGCCTGTGTCCAATCGTCATAAGAGCTTGAGCCATCTGTACCACCTGTCAAGAATTGCCAAGCGTCATTGTTTTCAGGAAGCACTCTCTGATTGCCCACAAACTCAACACTACCGATGTTGTCAATGCTTGTAAAAGTGTCAATCAAAGCCTGTAAATTGCTGTAGAAAGTCGCAGCTGTAGTTTTTACGCTTACATTCTGCACACAGTCAAGCTCGCTTGTTTTTGCGTCTTCCGCAGTATCAAGCAAATTGCAAGTATAAGCGCCAGTTGTTTCAATGCGTTCTTTAAGAGCTGAAAGAGTTGCATACTCTTCAAAATCAAATGTGAATGTTTCACTTTCGATTGGTGCGTTTTCGCTGTCGCTTGCTGTCAAAGTAAGAGAAGTTGCATTGATTGAGCAAACAACATTTTCCGCAGTCGAACCATTGTACAAAATCGTAAATGATTTCTTTTCGATGTCGTCAACGTCCGTCTGCTCTCCCTTGTAACTGACAGAAAGTTTTTTGCCCGTTGTGCTACCACTTCTAAGCCAGTATTTAATCTGATTTTGGTGAGAACCATAGTCTGCACTCGACACCTTCAAGATGTCGTTATTTCCGCTTGTCAAAGTGCTTTCTGCTCTTGTACCTGCATTGACACGCATTGCAAAAACCTTTTGCGGAACGAACTCACTAGAACCATTAAAAGCCGCGCCGATTGCTTCCAAAAGCTGACCGCTAATCAATGTTTCTTTTGCTTCTGCAAGGTCTGCAAACTCCATAAGAGTTAAAGGTTTGCCACCTTTAGAAACTCCGAGAATACACAAGTTCCCTGCTGACACTCCAGTAGATGACCCCTGTGTATTTCGTCTTGAATACACACCTGGAATGTAATGTGATGTAGTCTGACCTGCACTTGTAAAATTTGCTGGTGAAACACCCATATTTCACGCCTCCTTTAATTAGTTATCTTTCGCTTCTTTTCTGCCTGATAAATCTCTTCCCACTCTTTAGCGGTATGAGCCTTTTCCATAGCATACTTTTTGCGCATAACAACCTTGTCGCCCTCTTTCCAATTCGCCAAAACCACATACAAATGAATGGTGTACTTCTTTTCTTTTGGAGTAGCCGTTTCATTTGCTGTGCTTTCCTTACTCTTTGACATAATTGAATCCCTCCGTTTCAATTTCATTTATTTCAGTGTATTCCGTATTTAGAACCAACTGTTCAATGCAATAATCAACATCAAACGATATGTGCGCGCCTGTTAAATCAATGCCAAAATCATAATTGTGGTTGTTGCTTCTGTGTCCTGTAACTGTGTGGTCTAAAAGCTCAATATCAAAAAAGCCAAAGCGGCTCTGCAAAACTCTAGACAAATTGCCACAAACAAAAACCCTTAACTGCTCGTAAAGCTCGTTTTTCAGTTGCTCGTTTTCCGTCCATATCTCAATGCTTAAAGCGTCTTTTCGCCTTATTCTCAAAGAATAGCCATAGCAAGCGCCCTGTTTTTGAATAGTTTTTGCAACAGCTTCCAACGTTTTTTCAGATGCAACAGTGCAAAGCCCTTCAATTTCCTCTCCGTCTTCTGAAGTTTTTGTGATTGATGCAAAATCATCGCTATCAATTCCAACAGCCTTAAAATCAACAGCAAGAGAAGTTAAATCGTCGACTTTCCTGTCTTCCTGCGTGGAAACAACAACACAAGGAAAAGAATCGCTTGCATTAAGATTGTCATTCAAAAGAAGGGCTGCAAAAGGGTGTTCATTGGTAACATTGACATTGAAGTTTTCATACATTTGCGGCAAATGCAAAGCGTCAAAGTATTCGATAATGGCTTTTCTTATCGCAATCTCAAGAATAAGCCCCCTGTTTAAGTAACACGTCAATTTTTCACCCCTCGCATATATAGGAAATCCCTTTTTTATCTAGAGCAAACTCTTCTCCAGATGGAGAAACCTTTTCCCAATGTGGAGCAAAGAGTTCTCCAACTGGAGAAAAGAATTCTCCACTTGGAGAAAGTAATTCTCTATGTGGAGAAAACAATTCTCTATGTGGAGAAAACAATTCTCCAGATAAAAAAAGCAAAAATCCTCTATTTGTAGAGAGGTTTTTAGAAATGATAATCAATCTGCAAAAAGCAAAAAAAGCTCCTGAAAGAAAAGCGTTTGTGAATACAAGCCCTTTTGATAGTCGTTTTGGCTTTTGGGGAATTGTTACCGAGGTACACCCCGAAGATAATGCTGTAAACGTTTTGACAGATACAGGCTTTGAAATTCCAAATGTGCGTGTAGCTTCTCTGGAATGGGTTGTAATCGACAAAGAAAAGCATTTGACAGGGGAAAGGCATTTACCGCCTAAAAATGCTTTTGTCTTTTGCCTTATGCCGACAGGAGAGTATTCAAGCGCATTTGTCTTGTGTTCTGGATTTGCACGCCAAGAAGCCTATCACGCCGATTTTAAAGGCAAGGGTGAAGATTTTGCACTCACTCACGAAAAGGTGAATAATTCGGGCTGGGTGTATAAAAGCGACTACAGAAACGGCACTATGACTATTCAAAACGACTACAACGCCCCCACTGTAAGCGTATCTGTGAACCAAGGGGAAAATGGAGAGAAAGCCGAGAGTAAGGTTGTTACAATCAAGGTATTCGACACGACGATAACTGCGACGGAAAAAGACGACAAAGAAATAAAGATTGAGACTTTAGGCAATAGTGTTCTCGACATAAAAGAGGACTCAATCGATTTTACAAGCGACTGTGCAATACACTTGACGACAAAGGGAGATAAAACTTTAACAGTTGAAGGAAGTGCAAATATTGTGGTAAAAGGGGATTTAGTTTCAAACGTAGACGGCAACGCAAGCCTTGAAGTGAAAAAAGACTGTAGCGTAAAAGCAACGGGAAACGCAAATATTGAAGGGCAAAACATAAGCGTGAAATCGTCGCTAAAGACTGAAATCAAGGGCGGTCAAGTCGTTATTGCTGGTTCTGTTGCACCTAAGGGAACTGGGGCATTTTGTGCTTTACCCGCTTGTGCTTTTACAGGCGCACCACACGTCGGAGACACTTCGGCAGGAGCTTAAAAGCCTAAATCCGCTTCTATATTTGCCTGTATACTTTGCTGCAATACTTCGTCATTAAGGGACTTTTGAATAGAGTCCCATTTTTCTTGATTTTGATGAACGATATAATTACTATCGGCTTTTAGATTTTCCAAAAAAGCTCTATAGTCGGCATCGGTTTTTAGTGCGCAAAAAGCCTTTCTTTCGTCTTCCATAGCGATTGCTTCAAACGGAGACTCTGAAACAACGCCGTGTGCTTTTTCTTTCGCTTCTTGCGCTATTTGTATGACTTTAGATTCGGCAGCCTTTGTTTTTTCATTATTAGGAGCTTGCCAACACGCCTCTGAATTATTCCACTTAAACCCATTCTCGAGAAGAATAATTAAAACTTCGCTAGGATAAGTGCTGTGTAACCAGTAAATCCTAATTGTTTCAAAAGAGCTTTTTGCGCTTATGTTAAACATATTGTAACAGTCGGTATTGTAAAACATTCTTTTTCTCCTTATCTCGATTTCTCTAACGATTTTAATTATACAACCACTTTTTTCTTTTTTCAAAAAAATAGAGTAGTATTTTTTGTACTACCCTATTTTTCTTTTGCCTTAACCCTTGTAATACTTATTCCAAGTCGCAATAGCCGATTTTGACATATAGAACTTGCCCTTTTTATCGAAGTAGCACCACGACTTTTTGACATTATCACGTCCAAAACGTTTATCATTTTCATCTTTGATTTTCGCTTTGAACTCGTCTGTCATTTCGTGCAAGTCGCCCATAATCTCATCGACATTGTTCTCTACAAGCTCGTTAACGCTAAGAAGGTTCTTTTCGTTCTTCTTGTTCTCTTCAACAGCTTTTTGATAGAACGTATCTCGCATTTTTTCGGCATTGTCGACGTTTTGGCGGCACTCATCAATAAGAGAAACATATTCTTTTATTCTCTGCTCACAATCCGCTTCTGTCTTCATACCGTTCTGCTCAAGATATTGCTGACACGCTTCTCTCTTGCCTTGCAGTTTCTTCAAGTTCTTCTTGTAAGTCCTGATACTAGCCTTATGCTCTTCAACAGTTCTTTCGGTTGTAGACACACAATCATTAAGACTGCGCAGCAAATCTTTTACAGAAAGATGACTGTCCCAAAGATAAGCAAAGTCCAAATCTTTCAGCTTCGGCGGAACGTCAATCTTTTCATTAAGATTGTCTTTGTATTTCTTCTCAAACATCTTGATAGCTTCTTTTGCCGTCTTTACTTGCTCGGAATACTTGTCGATTACTTTTTCGGATTCAGCCACACTCTTAAAACGCCAAGAAACACCCTGTTTGGCTTCCTCATCAAGTTTAGAGTCTTCTTTGAAAGCCGCGTCAATCTGACTGTGAAGAACATCAATCATCCGACTGTACATCTTTTGATTGTCGCTGTTTTTCTCCTTGTACTCTCTCACTTGCAAATCTGCTCTTTTCTTTGGGTCTTTGATAAGCGCAAATTTCAGCTCTTCTGGGTTTACATCTTGCGCATTCATAGTGTCCCCTTTGTATGAATACAAATCGTCGGTGCGAGAAGATTTTTCGTCGTGCTTCTGGTAAATCATAGGGTCAAGGGAATCGTGCATTAAAGGCGTGATACAGTGTACAATACCCTGCTTGTTTCCCTGTCTCCAACCACGTCCCCACAACTGCTGCACATCGGTCGGGTTCCAGTCTAGCTGTGTACAATAGATTGAAGTCGTGTTACCGTTCAAGTTCACACCCTCTTTTATATCCTGTCCGCCGATAATAACCTTGATTTTACCGTTCACATCGTTGAAGTTCTGTGTTATCTCATCTCGCTTATCCTGTAGCTTTTCAGTGCTGCCCTTCGGCATAATCTCGATTGCGTCTCGTGGAATACCGTGCTTAATGAGATAGTTTTTTACTTGCGGGTGGTTTTCGACACCAAGAGGCATATACATAATTTGTCCATAAGTAGAATTCTTTTTGTACTGCGCAATAATGGAGTCGCAAACAAACTTCAACTTAGGAGAGTTTTCTACAAACTTGTCTACAGTAAGCTCGCTTTTATCGACAAAGTCCAAAAACTCATTTGCAACAAGGTTAGGAGACAAAGAGCAAAGTTTCATAGCGTTCATTGCCTTAAACATATACCCCTTATCTTGCTCTTCTTTTGACAAGGTTGCTTGAGTATCAATGTAATCGCTGATATTCTCCATAATCTGCTTTTGTGTCTCGCTAAGCTCAAGCTCTGGGGCGTGCATTCTCTTATATGGACGAATACACCCTGCTTCCTCTCCGTCTACCTTGTCCATATACTGCGTGAGAAGTCCTTGAAGTTCAGAAAGGTCTTTAAATCCCTTTACGACAGATTTCTCTTTTACAGTGTTTGCCGATACGGCGTATTCACGAGAGACTTTGCAATACTTTGCGATAAACTCTTCAAGAGAATACAAGTTCATTTCTTTAAGTTTATCGCGTGCCATATAAGACAAAATAGAGTATATCTCTGTCGGTGAGTTTTGGAATGGAGTTGCACTAAGCAAGAAAGTATTACGCCCCTCATTCTTGCGCTGAATAAGTTGAGTAACCGCAAAGAGTTTCATAGCAAGCGCACTAGGTTCTCCGCCTTGTCCTACTCCGTCAAATTCATTCGACACGCCCTTTTCGTCGGTAGTATCGTCTTTGCTCTTATTGATATGTCTCGGCATTTTGAAAAGGTTTCGGAAGTTATGCACTTCGTCGACGGTGATATGGTCAAAGCCCAATTCACTGAATTGCACTCCCTCGTCTCTTGTCGCAAGCATACCGCCTACAACTTCGCCCGCCTTTTCGCTCTTTCCCGCTTTCTCTCTTTTCGATTGCTTTTCGCTTGATGCGCTCTCACTTAAAGCACCAAACTCAACATCTTCTTTAAGCTGCGCTTCCTCATCTGTGTTAAAGCCGATATTTTTCAAGCCCTCATAAGTGCAGATTGAAATAGTACCGTCTTCAATCTTTGAAGAGCCTTGCTTCCAGTAGTTTTTAGAAAGATTGCCCAATTCATTGATTTTCACATCTGGAAAATGTTCGTGAATTTCGGCTATCCAGTTTGTATAAACCGCTTTTGGTACACAGATAAGAGGTCTTTTTGCTCTTCCTGTTTGAAGTTGATTGACTGTTGCAGCAATACCCGTGATTGTCTTACCAACGCCAACATCGTAAGCCAATAATCCTGTTCCTTTGTTTGTAAGCTGCGTAATACCTTTTATCTGCTGGTCTGTAAGCGTAAACTCTTTGCCGTGAAAATGCGAACTCATACCGTCAACGAAAACAGGGATTTTCGTATAATCAGGATTAACAAAAGAATTGAACTTGTCATTATAGGCTTGCACAAGGTCTTTTTGGTCTTCAACAGTCAAGCCTTCACGCAAATAACGCTGAAACAACTTTTCTGCTGTTTCTCGACGATTTAATTTGTTCTTTTCTTTTGCGTGTTCAAAGCCCTTATTGTCGTCTTTATCAAGTCCAAGCTCTTTTTTAGAAGTCTTGTAAGGCACTTTTCTCGCATACTCAATAATATCATAGAGATTGATGCCTACAGGGATTTCAGAACGTGAAACAGGGCAGTTTTCGCTTCCAGGAGCAAGCCATTTGATAAAGCCTTGTTCGATAAGGTCGCTACCGTCTTTTAGCTTATACTCACGAGTCCAATCGCTTAATGGAGAGATTTCAAAGCCGTCAGATTTTTCAATCTCAACTTCAATCGTTTCTCCCTTATCGTTCACTCTTTTTTCGATTTCCTTCCAAGTGCGCAAAAAGCTTTTCTCTTTTGGACAAACAGCTTCAAGCAACTTCTTTTTCATCTCATACTGTGGGTCGTTTTCGTTGAGTTCACGGAGTTTCTTTCGAACATCGCCACTTGCATAGTTTACGACGTTTACATACTTTTCGCCGTCTTTTACATAGTGGTCGCTTGTTTTAACATATTCTCTCTGTTCGTCAGTGAGTTTTGACATATCAACATTACCGAACTTGTCAACAACACGCCAAACAGCAATATCTTTCGCATCAAAGTTTTTACCATACTTTTTATTAAACTCTGTAGAATCCATTGTATGACCGTTCGGATTAGTCGGGTAATCGTGCGCACCTTTTGCGTTGTCATTACCTTTCATTGCTTCACTGCGGTTACGTTTTGCCTGTTGCTCATCGGTAAACAACACTTCTTCTTTCTTGCCGTCAACCCTTACAGTAACTCCAACGTTTTTTCGATTTTTGGTAACATAGCCAGTAACACGTCCAACTTTGCCGTTGTCAAGTTTCACAGTGTCGCCAAATTTTGTTTTTGACGTAATCTTTTTTGATTCTGCCTTTACTTCGGTAACTTCAACTTTCTTTGCTGCCTTTTCTGCTTCTTTTGTGGCTTCAACCTTGCCCACATCAATATTTGCAACAGCACTTTCGAATGTTTCCCCATCTTTTGGCTTGATATAGGTTTCTTCGCCAAAACGTCCATTTCGAGTAGATATTTCACCTGCGATATGGTCAGGATTATTCTTGAAGTAGTTTCTAAGTGCGTCCGCTGTTGTGCTTTTGCCTTTTCTAAAAACGACAATATCAGTTCCAACATCTGTACTGTCAAAAGTGCCGTTTGGAAGTCGCCACGCTTCGAGAAGTTCCGCTTTTCCTGCAATTTTCTCAAGGTCTTTTCCGTATGAACTGCCACCGTTCAAAAATCCGCTAGGCACAACCATAGCCATAATACCGCCGTCTTTGACAGTATCGAGAGTACGAGCCATAAAGTAAGACTCATAGCGTTTGAAGTCCTTACCCTCTCCCATACCCTTGTATTTGCCTGTATACACACCATAAGGCGGATTACCAACAGCAACATCGAACTTTTCAAAATTCTTTGTAAAGCGACCTTTTGTCTGCTTCATAAAGTTTTCTTGAAACGCTCCCTGCACCACTTCGGCTTTTGGGTGTAACAAATGTGCAATTCTGGCGGAATCCTTTTCAAGCTCAAACATCGTAAACTTTTCGCTTCTACCTTCTGCAAAGCGTCCAATTCCCGATGATGGCTCAATGACTGTTTTGTCTTGACGCGGATTGTATTTATCGACGAGTTCCCATACTTTTGAAATTACGTTGCGAGGAGTATAGAACTCATAAAGAACGCCACTGTTAGAGCTGCCCTCTTCATCAGTTCCGCCCGCGCCAACATACTCGGCAAGAATAGCTTTATCAGCTTCCGTGATTTCAGAATCGCTTTTTTCTAGGATTTTACGGCACTGTTCACGGATTTTTCTTGCCTGTGCCTTTGTTATTCTTCCTCTTCCTCGGTTAACATCGCTGTCTGCATTTCCAAGTCCGATTCCAGATTGCACAAAACTGAATGTAGATTGCTTTCCGTTATCTCCATTCCCATCGTCAAACACATTTGAATTGCCGTCTTCTTTGCGCCCTGCGCTCCGTATCGCTTCAGGACTTCGGGAAAGTACTGTTCTTCCAGTGTTAGCTGTATCTTTGCCATTGTTTACACCTCCATTGTCATTTTTTGCTTCTTGGGCGGCAATACTTTTTCCTGTCGGATTGTAAAGCGTCCATACCTTGCGCATAAGCGAAAGATTAGGCTTAAACTTGTCGTTTTCAGCCTTTTTCTTTGTCTTTTTTTGAGTAGCTGTACTTTTCACTTTGTTTTCTGAAGTGTTTTTCACAGGCTTTTTTGCCTTATCACGAACAGCTTTCTTTGAAAAAAGAGAATCCCATTTTGCTTTATGCGTAAAGTATTCAAGGATATGAGAAGCAAAAGTCTGTTTGTCGCAATCGTAATCCTTACTTACGTTGTTTTTCTCAAAATCGGAAACAATCTTTTCTTTGCCAATTCCAAAACACTCAAGCAAGGCTTTAAAAGGGTGTTTCCAACTGTCAGCATAAACATAGTTGTACCCCTTGCCGTTCTTTTTTGGATAACGTCGAATGTACTTATGGCTAAGAGCTTTTTTCAGTTCCGCTTCCAGTTTATACATCTTATATCTGTCTAAAAAGTCCATTATGTACTCCTTACAAATATAGGAATTTTAGATTTCCCTTATATGTAAGGGAGATACAACACAAATGGCAATGAATGGAAAAACTCTAGGAGATGAAATAGCCGACCTTATCATTGCTTCGGACGCTCCGTCTGATGCAAAAAAAACGATTAAAGAGTTATGGGAAAAAATCGGAAATGCGATTGTTAAGCACATTAGCCAAAATGCGCAAATTACAGTGGCTGCGGGAATTGCTATTGCCGCTAGTGGAAGTGCGGGAGCTGTAACAGGTGCTACTACTGCTCCTGGAACTGCGACTATTATGTAATTTCCTCGAAAAAGTAATCATCGCTTACAAAGTCTGTTATCTTGTCGATTTCTTTCTTGTATGTCAATTCGTGTTTTGACTGCAAAAAACAATATGCGACAAACGACGATTTAATCACAAAATCTTCTCGACTAAGAAATTGCTCTATGATATAGCTTGCGACATCTTGCGCTTTTTCTCGCCTATCAATTCCGCGCAATTTAAGTTTTTTACATTCCTTCGTGATTATCTTTGCGCTTATTACCTCTAATATCGTGTACATTGTCGCAATACTTGATTTTGCACCATTGTTGCGATATTCGTATTGCAAATTGAAAAGTCTTTCATTGTCGTTCTTAGGCTTTTCATAATGTGGCAAAGTTGAAAAATCTAAAGGAACTGGCTTGTACTCATCGAATAAATATAACTCTTTCATTTTCGTTACTTGTACTTTTCTCAAGTACAGATGTATTTTTTAAAAGTACAGATGTACTTTTGAATATCCCAGATGTACTTAACTCGGGTACACTTGTACTTTTGTTTTTCCCAAATGTACTTAACAATTTCCCAGATGTACTCAACAATTTCCAAGATGTACTCAACAATTTCCAAGATGTACCCTTAAAGAGTACAGATGTACTTTTTAAGAGTTCACCTGTACTTTTGTTTTTCCTTCCTGTTTTCTCCCTCGGTAGTCGTCTCCAGTTAGGGTGATAAGGCGGGTATTCTCTTTGAAACGACTCAAAACGTCGCGTCCGAAAAATCGCTCAAAACAATATGGGCAACCGTGTGAAGTGCAATGTTTCATCAAGTGGACATTGCCTAAAATCATTGTGGGAAGCCGTCGGGTGTGGCGATTATCAATGATGTAACTTAGCCAGTTGCGCTCTGTGTCGCTGCTTTTGCTCCGTCCTATTTCGTCGATGCACAAAATCGGGAGTGTTGAAAGTTCTTGCAAAATCTCAAGCTCTGTTTTTCTTGCAAGGTTTGAATAGGCTTGACGAATAAGACAAGAGATTTCAAACATTGTGTAGATTTTGCCGCCAAGCATTTTCACTGCGATTGTGCCTAAAAAGGTTTTGCCTAAGCCGTTTCCACCGAGCAAGATTACTTTTCCCGTCTTCTTTTCAACAAGCTCTTTTACAGCATCGAGGGCTTGCCTTTGACTGTCGTTGAAAGGCTTGTAATCGTCGAAAGTGGCATTGTAAAACTCGGAATTGATATTGCAATTCTCGTAAGACTTTTCAACGCTTGTTTCTCTGTTGCAATGCTCAGAAATTACGCCTTGCCAATTTTTGTCTGCCTGTTCGATAAGTTCTTTTCCGCTCAAGCCTGTTGTAAGCTCTCTCTTTTCCTCTTCGCTAAGGTTTGCCATAACGCTCATAAACAAGCTAGACATCATATGTTGTGTTTTTGCGTCCATTTTCAAAAGTTCTCCTTAGTCCAATCAATGCCCTGCTCTTTTTTCTCTCCGCGCTTTTCGTACCGTGTTTGACTACGATAAATCCAGTTGCCCAAAACAAATCCGTCGGGTGTACTCGGCAAATACTGCCTTTGCAATGCACCTGTAGATAAGCCATCTGCAACATTCTCAAACGCTGTCTTTATCTGCTCTTTTGTAGGGCTGTTGTTTTTCCAAAAGGAACGCCAAGCCGCCACATCTTTGATACGGGAACTCACGGGAAAAATGCAAACGCCTGTGTCGTCTTTTGTGCTGTTCCAACACTGCATAAAATATTTTTGTGGAGTGTCGGCAATAGTGTTTTTTGTTTCTGCCTTGATTTCAAAACTCTGTTCGTTCTGTTCGATTGCTGTTTCTGTGCTTTCAGTGTCGCCTGTAGTTTGATTTTCTGTAGACTCTTCTTCGACAACTGCGCTTTCTGTTTTTTCGATAGTCTCTTCTGTTTGTGCAACAGCGTCTGATTTTGTAGAAGTTCTGGCTTTTCTGCCGCGCTTGCCCTTCTTTGCCATAGAGTCGAGAGAAAGACGAATCGGAATCCACAATGCGTGTTCGACACCACTTTCCTTTCCGCCATCAAGGTCTTTCGGCTCTGTGCCATACAATCCGTATTCGCTAATATAGCGATAGAAACGATTGCCCATTTCTTTTGGCATTTCATCAATCATACTCTGGAAACTCTCAAAAAACATAAACGCACCTGTCATTTTATCCTCGCCTTAAACAGTGCTTACCGCTTTCTACCACGGCAAGCACTGTATTTTTTTCACTAATAATTCAAATCGCCTTCGTCGTTCTGAACGCTGTTAAAGGCTTCTGCCACATCGTCGTCATCGTCCCTCTCATCGTCGCTTGCTTCATAAGTCTGTGGCACTTCCTGCGTTGTTGGTGTTGGCGGAACATCGATAAGTTGGCTTTCGTGAGTGTAGCTCAATGTGTCCATTACATTGCTCTTGCTCTCTGCATTTGCTGTAATGATTGAACTATCTCCCTCAAGAGCCTGTGCAACTTCAACCGTTTTCGGCGCATATTTAAGCACCTTTTTCAACACAGTTTTCTTTGCCATTGCTTCCGCATCGAGTTTCCAAGGCGACTGACTTGCATTTGCTGACTGGCTAAACTTGTCTTTGTGCGCCATAACATCTTTCCAAGTCATAACCTCAAACGCACTTGCACCGTTTTTCAGTTCGTACAAGCCATACACGGCAACTGGACTTTTTGACTGATTTGAGGGCTTGTGTGAAAGACGCTCATTGAGTCCATATTCGTACTCGAAAAAATCGCCCTCATAAACCACACGAGCCACAATGCGCTTATACTGCCCTGTTCTGTAGCAAAGTTCCAAAAGACCTTGATAGCCGAGTTGGAATTGCGCTTCCCACACACCGCCGTTCCTGTTGTTGCGACGTGGGATAAGATAAGCCTGTCCGAGCGGAGTATTGATTTCAAGCCCGAGCTGTGCTGCTGTCAAAAGAGAACCGAGAAAACTGTCTTTTGTGCAACTTGCAAGCGTTTTGTTTGTGTTGAGTGCTGTCAAAGCAATGCGTGTCATTCGCTCTGGAGTGATTGTTGCGGGCAATGCGTTCTTGATTTGTGCGCTCATAGCAACAACCCACTGCTGCAAACTCTGCGGTTGTTTTGCCTGTGTAATAGCCTGTTTGTTTGTCATATCTGAACCATCAACTTTAGCCATAAAAAACTCCTTACGCTGTCTTTGACTTTACGCGTGTAATTCTTACCACTCTTGAAATGCTCTCGCTGACATACTTTTCAGCAAGTCCGTCGTTTTCAAGTGCATCTATATCTGCACTTCGTCGCTTCTGTGTGCTGTAGGTGATTTTCCAGTCCTTGCAAGTAGCAACCGTCTTTTCGCTTGCGTCCCCTGTAGAAAGAGCCGCCATTTCTAAAAGAACCTTAGTCTTGAAGGCGTCGCTCTGTGCCTTTAGCTCTTTGATTGTGCTTTCAATCGCTTCTCGCTGTTTAAGGTACTCCTCGCACTCATCGCTCAAAACGATGCTTTCCACCATCGGCAATGCACTCACATACTGCATTTCCCTCTCTATTCCGCTAGGCATCGGCGCAATGTCTTTTTCCACGAACTCGCACCAAAACACCTTTTCCGACTCGATAAGCTTTTCGATAAACGCCTCGTTTCTCGGAATGACGTAAGTTTTGCCGCCCACCTTGTCAATCATCACGGCAAGAATGAACCAATCCAAACCTGTAACCGCCATATAGTGCTGCACCTGGCAGTAGTAGCTATCGGGGATTTCGTCGTCTTTGAACTCGTTGTTAAATCTTGTTGTCGTCTTGATTTCAAGCCCGCCAATCCCTTGCACCTTAACGCCGTTCACGTCCGTTTCGTCTTTTGCCAAAACAAGCCCGTCAAGGTCGGCAATCATAAAAGGATTTTCAAGAGAGCGGAACATATACGGCACTTTCTCGATTTTCAAATTGCACTGCTTTGCAATTCCGCGCCGTATCGCGTCTTCTGCCATAACTCCCCATTCGATTGCGCTGTTTGTGAACTCCTCAACTTCTCCCTTTTTGGAAAAGTAGACCGTAAGCGGACTTGCCCACTTATTCAAGCCCATAATCGCACCGCTATCGCTTCCTCCAATACCGCTCTTTCGTGTCTCAAGCCATTTTGCACGACTCATATTTTTTGTGCTTTTACTCGTGCAAAAGCCTTTAGTTAGTAACTCTTTTACAAGCATAATCTCGAACCTCTTCACTTGCTCTATCCAAAAATACCGCCGCTATGTTAAACAGCGTCATTGCGTATTTCCTATCGCACCGCCCAATTTCATAAACAGCACGATTTATCATCAACTCTGCTTTGTGCAATTCGTCTTCAATTCGCCTAATCTTGTTCATAGTCCCCACCCAAAACAAGATTTAAGCAGCCGTTACTTCAACGTCCCAACCGAACCAATTACCACGGAAGCCCGCCGAAGCACTAGCTTTGCTTTCCACATAATCCGCCCATTTTTTGAGCTGTTCGGCTGTTGGCGTATAATCCACGTTCACGCCGTCATCATCGAAAATCTCGATTGTATCTGTGTCGATTTCAGCCTTGAAGTCCACACCCCAAGCCGAAGTACCGTCAATCTCCCAATCCCAACTGAGCGTGTAGCTAAAAGCAGGTCTTAAAGCCTTGCCGTCCGCTTCAAACTCCAATGCGTCATAATCCTCGAAAACTTCTTCACGCTCTGTGTTTGGAAGCTCTCTCGTGCTGTCCTCTTCATCGCTGTAAAACTCGTCCATAAATCCACCTAAAAATAAAAACTGTTGCTACAAGGTATGCGGTCAAAAGACTTCGCATACCCGCCAATAAATCTTTGATAAACTGTCAAACATCTTGCTCCTTCCACCAACCCAAAAAAAATAGAGCGGCAATGCTACGCGAGTAAACATCACCGCTCTATCCAATTTCTAGGTTTCCTTAGCAGGACGTGCCTAAGCAATGGTTAGGGCATATCTGCTCAAAAAGCTCGCGTTCTTTTTCAACAGATATTTTTCGCTTGCGAGTTGCAAATAGCAACGAGCAAACAAGATTTTGTCAATCTTGTTTCCAGTGTACACTGGAAATTTTTTAGTTCAAAAAGTCTTATTCAAGACTTGATAACTCTATTATAGTCTTATCTAAGATTTTGTCAACTGTTTTTTGTCTTTTTTGAGACTTTTTTCCGTTCGATAAATTTTATATGACGACAAGTAAAGAAATTGTTGACAGAATTGATACGCTTCTCAAAGCCAGAAATGAAAAACGGCAAGCCTTATATGACTATGCTGACATTGCTTCAAATACATTTCCAAATTGGACAAAACGAGAGGACACAAAAATCCCCGCACAAATTTTATTCAAGATTGCTGAATACCTTAATGTTTCGATGGAATATCTTTTGACAGGAATCGAAAAGCAAGTTGCGGGATTATCTGCTGAGGAGCAGTCAATAATTGACAAGTTCAGAATCCTAAAGCGTGAAAATCAAATCACGGTTATTGATTTAATCAATTCGCTTGCACTACTAAACCAACAAAATCAAAATGCCATTTCCGCAGGATAAATGATTTTGTTTTTCAAATGGCAAATTAAAAAAATAAATATTTCAAAAAAGAAATTAAATAATTTATTTTCGCAAATTAAAAATTAAAAAAATAATTCGCAATTTGATTTTTTTTATTTCTGCAAATTAAAAAAGAGAAAGAACCAAAGAGAATAAAGAATATATATGTATATAGTAATATATATATATATGTATATATAGGTAATTTCACCGAATTAAATAATTCAATGAAATTATGTGTTTTTAATTTCCGACAATTTCCACGAATTAAAAATTAAAAGAAATTGATTTCTTCTATTTAATTTATTTTCTTTTTATTTTCGCAAATTAAAAAAAAGCACTGCAATTATTTTTTGCAATGCTTTTCAATGGTTTCTGGGTTGTCTTTTATCTGTGTTTCAATCAGTGAATCAGTTTGTCTGCAATTTTGTTCAACTCATCATCGGTATCACGTCGAGAGTCTCCACCAAAGATATACGCTTGTATTTCTTCTTTGCACAAAAAGACTCTGCCTTTTCGGCTTTTGTCTGGTTTATACGACGGGATTTTTCTTTGGTGAATAAGGCTGTAGATATACGATTTTTTGTAGCCAGTATATTCGGCTGCTTCTTCAACGCTCATCGGCGTTTTGTCGGTAATGCACATAAGCACACCCCCGAAATATTTTTCACCTTCGATTTTGACTTAACAAGCCTCTCGCGTAAAATCTAGGTAATAAAAATTTTACCCTTTATGCATTATCTGTGTCAATTCTCTTTTATTAGATTTTCTTTATCACTCAACACATTTTCAAATTTACTTACTGCTTCCGTCTTGATGTTGTCCGATTTTGCATAAATCGCAGTCATTGTTATTTGTGAGTGTCCCATAAGTCTCTGGAGTGTGAAAGGGTCAATTCCGTTTTCGAGTCCGAGTGTTGCAAATGTTCTTCTCGCAGTGTGCCACCCGATATGTTTTTCTATTCCCGCCATTTTGCCGATATCTTTTACGGTTCTCAGATTTGTGCCTGTGATTTGGAGCAATGGAAACACCTTACTTTCTTTCATCGGGAAAACTGTATGCGGTTTTATCAATTCCCAAGCCGCAGCGTTCAGTGGTATTTCCACAATCGTTTTTGTTTTGACTTGTCGCTTTTTTATCCAGTGTACAACGCTGTTGCTTTTTTTGTCGGTTCTCGCTTCCAAGTCTTGCCATCTGAGCGTTGATAAATCTGATATGCGCAATCCTGTGTAGCAACCAAACAAAAATGCTCGTTGACATTCTTTTTTCAGTGGATTTTCTATTTCGACGCTTGCAAATGCTTTTAGTTCTTCAACGGTCAATGTCGGCTTTTCGCTTTTTACGACTTTGACATTTCTCACTTGCGATGCTGGATTTTTGGAGATAATATTTTCGCGCTCTGCATTGTTTAGTGCTGTGTGCAATATTGCCATATACAAATTTATTGTCGATGTTTTCAAGTTGCTTTCTTTCACAAGCCAATTCTGAAAATCTTGAATCCAACCTGCTGTTATTGATGAAAGTTGAATATCACCTCTTTTATAGTCTTTCAACTTCAAGATAAGTGCATTAAGTACCTTTGAGCTTCCTTTGCTGCTTGCGTTTTCTTTTTGTTTCTGCAAGTATGTTGTCAAAAGCTTTTTACCCGCCTCAAAATCCGTGATGTCCCATTCTCCCGACATTAATTGCATTTCACGCCTTGCCCGTGCGATTTCTGCAAGTTTCATTTGTTCTTTACGTGTGTTGCTGTCAGTGCTTAAAGTCATTTTAAGACTTTCCCAATGATGTTTCCTGTTCTGGATAATATCGAGGTACAATCTGCCATTTTTGACTCTGATTTTCACGCCCATTTGTTCTACACCTTATCTACACAAGAGTATAAAACAATAAAAAAAGAAGTTCAATAAACAACAATATAATTTTTTCTATTTTCTTTTATTAAAAGAAAATAATCAAATAAAATTCAATAAAGTGAATAAAAAAAAACTATTGATTTTCTATCTGCCGATTTGTCTGTGTAAACATTATATTTTATCATAATTTATTGTATTAAAAAGATTTATAACACTGTATATGTAATATATTCTACACATATACTACACACACTACTTTTAATATTGGCAAAAGGAGCATCACAATATTGAACAATATATGCATTATATGATAGAATTTTTGTATGGGTGTATTAAAAAGTAAACGTGGTATCTCAAAAATGGAGTTCTACCACAATGCACGTAAATTGCGAAAAGATATGACAGAATTCTTACGTCGTGACTTTGGAGTTCATTCCAGAAGTAATGCAAATAGAATAAACCCTACTCTACCTGCTGATTGGTACGACGAAGATATAAAGGCAATTGCAGATAATATAAGACTTTTATTGAGAAATCTTTTGTGGAACATCACCGCCGCAAATACGATTTACGCCAAAACCGAAAGCGAACTTCAAACAAGAAGGAATTATCAAACACAAGCAATCATAAATTGTCAACAGATTATTCAAGAATTGCAATTTGCTGAAGACACTTTGCCTATAAACGCTGAAAAGCTCCTGCCCTATATTCAAGCAATAGGCTTTGAAATTACTCTTCTCAAAGGCTGGCGAAAATCTGATAATAAAATAAAAGTACAATAAAAAGGGTACTTTCTGTACGTCGTGTTTTTGCAATAGCAACAACAATGGAAATAGCAACAACAACAATGGTGCTAGTAGTGTGGGTGGGGTCGCCCCTGATTCCGTGACAGCCAATAAGGGAAAGTTTCTCTAAAAACGCCCGTGGTTGCAACACAGAAGGAGAAAATATCCTGTTGAGATTTTATCAAAACTGAAATCTCACAAAAAGTAGCTCTGACAAGTTCGTGTATAAAAAATACACGGTAACTTTAAGCGATTGTATCATCGTGCAGAGCTTTTTTTCTTTTAAAGAAAATAACTTAGGAAGAAGAATGAAAGATACTAAGCAATATGATAATTTTTACAATGTAGCTAATGCGGATAATCTTTGCAAAGCATTTAAGAAATCGAAAAAAGGTGTTTCCTGGAAAGAAAGTGTACAAAGGTATGAAGCAAATCTTTTAACAAATGTGCTTGAAACAAAAGAAAAATTGTTAAATGGCGAAGACATAAGAAAAGGCTTTGTTGAGTTTGATATAAACGAGAGAGGAAAAACACGGCATATAAAGAGTGTTCATATAAGTGAGCGAGTTGTGCAAAAATGTTTTTGCGACGAAGTGCTTTTACCGATTTTAACACGCCCCCTCATTTACGACAACGGAGCCAGTATCAAAGGGAAAGGCGTTTCTTTTGCACTCAATCGTTTAACCTGTCATTTGAGACGGTTTTATAGAGCCAATGGATTTAGCAATTCAGGCTATGCACTTATCATTGACTTCAAGAGCTATTTCGATAATATAGCCCACAGAGAGCTTGCTTTACAAATTTCACCATATTTGCACGACAAGAGATGTAGAAGCCTGTTATGGAGTTTTATCGCATCTTTTGGAGAAAAGGGCTTAGGACTCGGAAGTGAAATTTCCCAGATTTGCGCTGTATTCTACCCAAATAAAATTGACCATTTCATAAAAGAGAAGCTACATATAAAGTACTATGGTCGCTATATGGACGATTCGTATTTAATCCACAGCGATAAAGCGTATTTACAAAACTGCCTAAAAGAAATAAAGGCTATTTGTTCACAGCTGAAAATCACGCTGAACGAGAAAAAGACTAAAATCGTAAAATTGTCTAACGGCTTACCCTTTTTGAAAGGTCGCTATGTTTTAACTGAAACAGGGAAAATCTTAAAGTTCTGTACTAGTAATAGCATTGTGCGAATGAAGAGAAAGCTAAAGAAATTCAAACGGCTTTTAGACGAAGGAAAAATTAGCGCAGAGGATATTCGCACTTCTTATCAGTCCTGGAAAGGAAGCTATCAAAAGCGTTTTGACGATTATTATCGAATAAAGCGACTTGATAAATTTTATGATGAACTTTTTATAAATCACTCTTTTTAATCCCACACCACAAGGGTGTGAGATTAAAAGATTGTGTATCAGACAAGTCTGACACAGAAAGCAGGGGCGACCCCACCCACACTACTAGCACCAGCGTCGTAGTTGCTACGTCCACCGCTGCCGCTACCGCAAAAAAACGACGTACCACCATTCCATTTACTCGGAGTACTATTAAACCACCACATTCTCGCACCATTGTATCGCTTAATCTTATACAATGTGCTATCTCGATAGGGTTTCCAAGGAGCTACTTGATAGCCCA